TCTATAGCTACGCTGTCACACTCAGTTATAGTTTCTAGTTGGTCATATTCAATTACTGTGTGATTGGGATAAAATCTTTCGAAGAATGGAGTTACGTAAATCATTCAACTCCTAACTTGTTAACTACTAAAGGAATATGGTCAAAGAAAACATTATCTTTGGTTGTCGGACACATCTTACAGAGTGACATATGTGGTTTGCCATGATTATCTGCAAACTGTTTAATTCTTTCGTCGGTAGCTGTTCTTATATCAACACCTGCGTTGATATATGGAGCCCAGTCTGGATCATCATGTTGATTATGATCTGTGAGCATTCTATCTAGCATACCTACTGTTGAACACTTGTGTAACTTACCTTCGTAAAACAAAGGACATATCTGTTGATTGCATATTTCAAATGCCTCCACTGGATCATTATTATAGGGCTTAACTTCCCCATATTTGCCTTTAACAATTTTCATAAATGTATCTACATTTTCGGTGCGGAAGTCATTGATATGCTTTTTATTAAACCAGTAACCATTCTCTTCCTCAATCCAATCAAATCTATCTAACACTAACTGTTTTGATTTCTCATAGTACTCAGCACCAGGTATATGATTAGTCATTTTAAGATAAATCATACCGTATTTTTCCATAGCATCTAAAAACCAATCTGCATTTTTAGGAAACATCTGTGCGTTAGTTAATACCATAAGTGTGATATAAGGAAACTCTTCTTTAAAGTTTATAACCCAGTCTTTAAACTTGTTGTGCATAAACGGCTCACCGCCAATGAATCCATAACACTCTATGTTAAATCTGTTAGTTAATACTTTTAAGTCTTCAAAGTGTTCTTCCCAAGATACATTACCACCACTCATACCGTAGTCTGAATAGTTAGTACAACCTTCGCAGGCCAAAGTACACCCATGTGTTACCATTGTTTCTAGGTAAGAAAGTACAGGAAGATGTTTTCTATCTAGATGATAGGCGTACCAATTCTCATAATGTCGTTGCGATAGATATTGCATACTACTATTTACTCAATATCAATATTACCAAAAGATAAAAATATCTTATAATTCTACTTGAAAGATAAATAATATGAGCGTATAATATAGAAGTGTTATACGTTTTATAGCACACATTATGGCAAACAATGACAAACATATAGGAGAAACATCATGGCTACATCATTGGCAGAAATAAGAGCAAAGTTACAAGCAACAGAAAACCGTGGAACAGGCGGTAATTCACAAGGTGGTGGCGATAACGCTATCTACGCACATTGGAATATTAAAGAAGGCGACACTGCCCGTTTAAGATTCCTTCCAGACGCAAACACAGATAACACATTCTTTTGGGTTGAACGTAATATGATCAACTTATCATTTGCTGGCATTAAAGGATCAGCAGATAGTAAACCAGTGACTGTGCAAGTTCCTTGTACTGAAATGTGGGGTGATCCGTGTCCAATACTAGCAGAAGTTAGAACTTGGTTCAAAGATCCTAGTCTAGAAGATATGGGTCGTAAGTATTGGAAGAAAAAGTCTTACTTGTTCCAAGGCTTTGTGAGAGAGAATCCAATTTCAGATGATCAAACACCTGAGAATCCAATTCGTAGGTTTATTATTAGTCCGCAGATCTTTAACTTGATCAAGGCGGCACTATTAGATCCAGAACTAGAAAACTTACCAACAGACTATCAAGGTGGTTTAGACTTTATTGTTACTAAAACATCAAAAGGTGGTTATGCTGATTATTCTACTTCAAAATGGTCACGTAAAGAGTCAGCACTAGACGCTACTGAAAACGGTGCAGTTGAAACACATGGCTTACATAACTTAGGTGACTTTCTTCCTAAGAAGCCAGGCGAGGCTGAACTAAAAGTAATGAAAGAAATGTTTGAAGCATCAGTGGATGGACAAGCATATGATGCCGAACGTTGGGGTAACTACTACAGACCAAGAGGTCAGTTTAACTTACCTGCAACAGCGGCTACAAATGCATCTGCAACACCAGCGGCACAACCTGCAACACCAGCACCTACAGCAGAAGCAACACCAGCACCAGCAGTAGAAGCTCCAAAAGCAGAGCCAGTGGCAGAAGCGGCACCCACAGCACCAGTTGAAACACCTGCTGAACCAGCAAGTGGTGGGCAGAGAGCTGAGGACATTTTATCAATGATCCGCAACCGTCAGAAAAGTTCGTAAGAACTGACACGTAGATGTTATCACGGTTAGATGATGTAATCTATCCTAATCGCTGTGAGGTAATAGAAATAGAACCCTCACAGCGTTACATCTATCCTATTTTCAAAAATGCTAGCAGTAGCATTATAGAATACAGTAAACAAAAACAATATCGAATATTATTTAACGAGCAACTAAAACGTATTGATGTAGTAGATGTTATACTTAGAGATCCCCAATCAAGATTGATATCGGGGGTTAACACATATGTAGTAAATCTGTTACAAGAAAATCCAGAATTAGATCAAACAACAATTATGTATTTTGTCAATAAGTATCTATTTTTAAATAGACATTATAGTACACAACTTTCGTGGTTGCTAAATTTATTTAGATATATTGATGAAACAAAAATAAGATTCCGCGGAATGTCTGATATACACGAGTATACTCCGCTGACGATTAATCCGCAAGAAAATACAGTACTAACAACAAAAGATATTGATAACCTAACAACTAATAAGTATAATGAAATGTACCTGAGATTAGACAATAAACTATTAGACTTAATTGACAAAGGCACTTGGGATAAAAGAAGAATAATGCAACATTTAATGATATCAGAACCGCAAGCATATTTCGACACTGTTGGAAAATGTAATACTATACTAGGTGAAAGTGATGTATTGCCCAAGACTTGATCACTTTGTTAGATTCCATCCAAACAGTGAAGTAAGCTGTTGTGGTCATATGATTGGTCAACCTACATTTAGTTCATATGATGATATGCAGTCTAGCGAATGGATGTCTGATACCAAAGACCTAATGGGTAAAGACCAATGGCCTAAAGAGTGTGTAAGATGCCAACAAACAGAAGAACTAAGTAACAGCAGTATTAGACTAAATGCTATTAATTTTGATCGTTTACAAAAACAAAAAGATTATTTGACTGTAGGCGGAGTATTAGATAATATATGTAACTCAGCTTGTCAATTTTGCAATGAAGAATTAAGCACTAAGATAGGCGGATTAAAAAGCAAACAGTACCTAATGGTAGATAACAGCAAAGGTTTTTGGTCGTTACCGTTGGATAGAGTAGTTCATTTAGATGTTAACGGGGGAGAACCTAGTGCTAGCAAAAACTATAAACAAATACTAAAGAATCCTCCTAAGAATGTTCGTAGTATAAGAATAAACACAAACTGTGCGTTAGTTATACCTGAATTAGAAACACTGTTAGAACGAGGAATACATGTTACTGTTACTGTAAGTTTTGATGGCATTGAAAACGTACATGATTATGTACGCTGGCCAATTAAATGGGATAAATTCTATAGTAACTTGATGAAATATAAGGCCATGGGCATAAGTAATCTTAACTTATGGACCACAGTAAATGCACTCAACGTGGGTGATTTTGCTAACATCATCGACTTTAAAAACGAACACAAAATAGATCACAGTTGGGCATTATTAAATCAGCCTGAAATGTTAGACATTAGATATGAAAACTGGTTAACCTTAGTTGCCAAAGAAAAATTAGCACAGAGCAGGAATCAAGAAGTATTACCGTTGCTAGAACAAATAGCATCATTAGAAAATAATACCGTACATCTATTAGAGTTTATTAAACAACAAGATGAATTAAGAAACATTAGCTATAAGGATTATTATCAATGAAAATAGCAATCACAGGACATTCGGCAGGTATAGGAGAGGCCCTTAGTGTGCAGTACACAGCATTAGGACACGAAGTAGTTGGGCTTAGTCGACGTAGCGGATACAATATACGTAGTATACCTAAGGTAGCCGAAATGATACAGAGCTGTGATATGTTTATTAATAACGCACAGGTTGGATTCGCACAAACTGAATTGTTTTGGGAAGTGTGGACTAGATGGAGAGGACAACAAAAAACTATCGTTAACATAAGCACAAAGATGACTGCTAGTAAACTAGCACCTAGAGAACAGTGGGACCAATATCTCGTACAGAAAAAAGCATTAGAACTAGCACACCAACAGTGTATTCTAAGAGACGAGAAACCAAAACTAATATTAATAACTCCGGGTATGATTGCTACACAGCCCGGACAGAAAGAGCCTGAGTACGAAAATGTTGATCAATATGCCGCAGAAGTGATTGAGTATATAAATGGATCCTAAGGAATATCTAACTAATAAAAAGTTTTGTCCTATACCGTGGACAGGCTTTATGTATAATTCAAATGGTGACGTGCTTAACTGTATACGTAGTCAACGAGCTATAGGTAATCTCAAAGATAATTCAATACACGAAATCTTAGATGGAAATACAGAAACTAAACAACGAATGTTAAACAAACAAGACGGGCTAGGATGCAATAATTGTTATGATCTTGAAGGTGATAAACAAAACTTTGATGTTATCAGCGACAGAATATTCTATCTTAAAGAATTAAAATCTGTAGACAACACCTTGTATGACGATCCTAACAATTTTGACTTACATAAGATAGATATACGTTGGTCTAATGTGTGCAATCATGCTTGCGTATATTGTTCACCAGAATACTCTAGTAAATGGGCTACAGAACTTAATATTCAACCGCCCCAAGTGCCTGAACATAGGGTACAAGAGCTTAAACAGTTGGTATATGATAGAGCTGAACAACTTAAACACGTTTATATGGCAGGTGGCGAGCCCTTGCTGATGAAAGAAAACTTAGAGCTATTAGAAATACTTAAACAAAAGAATCCTCAAGTAAACTTAAGAGTAAATACTAACCTTAGTAAAACAGGTACTCGTGTATTTGAAAAGATATGTGAGTTTCCCAATGTACATTGGACTGTTTCGGTAGATGAAATAGAAGAAGAGTTCGAATATATACGTTACGGCGGAGTGTGGCAAGACTTTTTAGATAACCTTGAAGTTATTAAGCAACTAGATCATAAGATAACATTCAATATGTTACATCACTTATTGAATTATAGAAGTCTTTTTGATACCATAAACTTCTTTAAACGTAGAGGATTCCAAAATAATAGTTTCGTTGTAGGAAGTTTGTTAGGTCCAGATCACCTAAATGCTAGACATTTACCAGAAAGTATGTTAAACTTAGTTAAGACTGATATTTCTGCGTGGTTGGATAAAAAACCAGGATATTTACTTGAAGTTGGACTAAGAAATGTGTTACAATATATTAGTAGTCCAATCGATAAGAGGATAGATCTATGTTTGGAGCAAATAGCAAAAATAGATCAAAGGCGCGGCATAGATAGTAGGAAAATATTTACAGAATTCTATAATTCATTAGAGAGGCAATAACATGGCAAAACCATTTGATTTATCAAAATTTAGAAAGAGTATTACCAAAAGCATTGATGGCTTAGGTATTGGATTCAATGACCCAACTGATTGGATATCAACAGGTAATTACACACTTAATTACTTAATCAGTGGTGACTTTAACAAAGGTATTCCGTTAGGCAAAGTAACAGTGTTTGCTGGTGAATCAGGAGCAGGTAAGAGTTACATCTGTTCAGGTAACATTATTAAACATGCACAGGAACAAGGTATCTATCCAATCTTGATTGATACAGAAAATGCTTTAGATGAACAGTGGTTACAGGCACTTGGTGTTGATACGTCTGAAGATAAGTTACTTAAACTTAACATGGCAATGATTGATGATGTTGCTAAAACAATATCAGAGTTTATGAAAGACTACAAAACACTAGAAGCAGAAGAAGCACCTAAAGTATTATTTGTTATTGATAGTTTAGGTATGATGCTAACACCCACCGATGTTAATCAGTTCGAAGCAGGTGACATGAAAGGTGACATGGGTCGTAAGCCAAAAGCACTAACATCATTGGTTCGTAATACAGTTAACATGTTTGGTAGTCACAACGTAGGCATGGTATGTACAAACCACACATATGCAAGCCAAGACATGTTTGATCCAGATGATAAGATATCAGGTGGGCAAGGTTTTATTTACGCTTCAAGTATTGTAGTTGCTATGAAGAAACTTAAACTTAAAGAAGATGAAGCTGGCAACAAGATATCTGAAGTTAAAGGTATCCGTGCATCATGTAAGATTATGAAAACACGTTATGCTAAACCGTTTGAATCAGTACAGGTTAAGATTCCATATGAAACTGGAATGAGTCCATATTCAGGGCTTACTAATATGTTAGAAGGTAAAAAGTTGTTAAGTAAAGAAGGCAACAGTCTTGTTTACAAAGTAGCAGATGGCACAATTATTAAAAAATTCCGTAAAGCGTGGGAAGCCAACGACGAAGGATGTTTAGATGTTGCTATGAAAGAAATAAGTAGTAGCGTAAAAAGACTAAGTACTGATGATGAAGAAGACGTAGAAGATAATCAACCAGTAGTTGAAGTAACAACAGGTGCTACTGAAAAAACTAAGGAAACAACAGAATGACTATAGATGTCGAAGTACTCTCTGAAGTATGGACTACTACAAAAGAGTATATCAATGTTAAGGACCGACAAGCGGCCGCAGATCACGTAGTTGCTGTTATTGCAGATGGTGAACTTTCTGAAATGGACCTTAAACAGTTTGGAGGCATTGACCAGTATATAGGCAGAGCAGTATATGAATATCTCGGAGAAGAAGAAGATCCAGATGAGGATTTTGACGGGAGTGATGATTACTAATGTGGTATAGTAGAGTAGTTGCTAGCTTAGGAGCCATACCTGACATGATAGCTCATTATGAAGCCGAACTAGCAGACTGCAAAAAAGAAATTGGCATACATGGAAACATAGAAAAAGCTCTTGCTAAACTACCAGGTGTCACTGAACATCGATTTAATCAGCTACAAGAGATCGAAGCTGTATTAAATTTTCTTAATATACAATTAAGGAAACTAAGACGTAAATACTTTCAAAAATATCTTGAAGCCTACAATAGAGCATTGACGTCGAGAGACGCAGAAAAATATGTAGACGGAGAAGACGAAGTTATTGATTTTGAAACTATTATCAATGAAGTAGCACTACTACGTAACAAGTGGCTAGGTGTTATGAAGGGAATTGAAAGTAAAAACTTTATGCTTGGACACGTGACAAGATTGCGTACAGCAGGTATGGAGGATTCATCAATTGGCTAGTCATCACAACAGTTGGGCCACTCTTAAATTAATATATGGATATGACACTTTTTTAGAAAGTCTAACAACTATATGTGATATGGGCTGTGGAGACGGTGCAGACATAGCATGGTGGGCTACTTTAGAATCTAAGGACGATGTTCCGCGACCTTATAACTACAAGTGTTATGCTGTAGATCAAGACATTAAGAGGTTAGATGCTGTTCCTAATCACGAAAACATACGCAAAATACATAGAAACTTCAATGATCCAAGAATAATTCCAGTAGACATTGATCTATTATGGGCTCACGATAGTCTTCAATACAGTACAGATCCTCTGAACACATTACGTCTTTGGAACGAGCAAATGTCAGTTAATGGTATGTTAGTATTGCATGTGCCTCAGAGCAACGGTGTATATAACGGAAAATATTATGCTAACACTCGGTCCGGATGTTATTATAACCACACACCAACAAGTTTAATTTATATGTTAGCTGTAAACGGTTTTGATTGTTGTGATTTTTATCTGCATAAAGCCTGGCAAGATCCTTGGATAAAAATTGCTGTATACAAGTCAGATACTAAACCAATGGACCCTACTACTACTACATGGTATGAACTAGCTGAAAAAGGCTTATTACATCCTAGCATAGTTGACAGCATTACAAGACATGGATTCCCACACCAAGAAGAAATGGTTATAAATTGGCTAGACAGAGAAAACTATTACGTTGACTGGGTAATGCCAAGCACAGAACTTCCTGAAAGTGATGAGCCTCCTGTTACGATAGGAAGAAAAAATACATCTGTTAAATCAAAATCAAAACCTAAGGTTAAACAACCACCTAAACACAAGAAAGCTCAACAGTTACTCGATCCAATTGGTGTCATGAGAGCCCCTAAAGGACAAACATTTACCAAGAAAGCTAAATGAAGATAATACTTTGTACAGGCGGGTTTGATCCCGTACATTCAGGACACATAGCATACCTAACAGCCGCGGCTGACCTAGGTGATATGCTGATTGTAGGGTTGAACAGTGATGAATGGCTAGAACGTAAGAAAGGTGCGGCATTTATGCCTTGGAACGAGAGACTTAGTGTAGTCAATAACTTACAAATGGTAGATGAAACATTTACATTCCAAGATGATGACGACAGTGCTCGTTTGTTTATTAAACAAGTAAGAGCTCATTATCCCAACGCACATTTAATCTTTGCCAATGGTGGCGATCGTACAGCAGAAAATATACCTGAGATGGATACCGAAGACAACAACATTAGCTTTAAGTTTGGTGTAGGCGGCACAGAAAAGATTAATTCAAGTAGTCGCTTGGTAGCTAGTTGGGAAAGCCGGGACTAACGATAAATACAGTATCATGAGATTACAACATATATTACAAGAAGCTAAAGGCGTTTTTGGTCGAAAAGAAGGCGACAAGTTCGTTAATTCCGATGGTCAAGAAGCAGAATTTATGCGAGTTGATTCGTATCCATCTCCGGATATAGCACAATTTGATACTGTAGAGCAAAGAGACATAACAATAAATCAGTATGAACAAGATATGCATACTAAGATTGTTTGGACCAACCAACCTAACTCGGCTAGTTTAGCATTTGCAGTAGCAGTTCTGAATAATATGGACGGCGGTGTTATGTTATGGGGTAGATACTTACAAAAAACCAAACATGACATGATGAGCGTATGGGCCAATAAAGAAATACCCGCAGGATGGAGTTTAGCAACTAAAGGTGCTCTTAAAATGCAGGTAGGGTATGATCCACAAAATCTAATTAAAACAGAAAACGTTTTTATGACTACTGCTCAAGTGATTGATACTGTAGGAAAGAATGCACCATCTGAAGTTGCTCCGGTGTTAACAGATATATTATATGGATTAGCAACAGGACAACCAAGGACAGTGTTTAAAGGGATGGCAGATCACATGGAAGCCTTACGTGATTACTTCGGTGAAATTATGCAACCTGTTGCATTAGATGGTGGCGTTATTAAAGGACAAGCAGAAGAAGCAAGAGAAGCTTTGGCTGGCGGTGCTAATTGGAATGAATGTAAAATGATGTGGCCAATGAGCATGAATGCCGCACTGTGTGATAGTTTCTTAATTGCACCAAATGGACAAGAGATTGGTATTAGTTCAAAAGGTGGTGCAGGTGCTAAAGCATCAGCAAAGAATATCTATGATGCATTCAAGAAAGCAGAAGCAAATAACAATGAAGAACTACTTGAAACAGCAAAGTATTGTATATCAGTAGTTAAAGTTATAGCAGAGAACAGTGCCAAAGACGGGCCTATACTACTAGGACAAGGATTAGAGATACCAGGCATCAACAAAGAATTAGGTGACGAAATAGAAAAATATATACAGTCAGGAAAACGAGATTTTGAAGATATTTCAGACAGTGCTAGAGCATTGTTAGGAAATTTTAAAGTTAACAACGAAGTAAAAGGTTTTAACACAGGTTATGCTATCATGGCCGCAGTTGCTAAAACGGTTGCTAAAGAAATCAATAAGAATCCAGAATTTACTAAAGGTGCTATTGCACTATTAAATCAATCATCAATTATACAAATATATACTTCAATGGTCAAGCAAGGAGACGATGCTGTCCTTAAAGACTTCCGTGCAGTTTACCCACCAAATTTTGAAGGACAAATCAAAGTTGACGGCGGTAAAAGTTATTATTCATCACGCATAGGCGGAAAATTAGCATTTAGTTTTGGTTAGATTGACCAAACACAGTTAATATGTTACACTGTAGCTAATGACTCAAACTAAAAAAGACATAGTAATAATGAGCTGTCCTATAATGGAGCCGATACCTCCAATGGCACCAGTTCTGTTGAGTGCTTGTCTTAAAGAAGCTGGGTTTAGTTCAATAGCAAAAGATCTTAACATTGATTTCTTCAATCATTTCAAAGATTCAGGGCATTGGGGAGATATACACAATCTATTTGCTATAGGACACGTTACTAAAATATCATTACCACGACGTGTTATCATTGACATACTTAAATTTATAAAACAATACTTGTTAGAAGTTAAAAAACAATATGATCCCGAGTATATAGGATTAAGTATCTTCACCTCAGAGTCAGTAGACTTTAGTATATTGGTAATGAGCTACATTAAAAAATATTTACCTGAAGTTAAAATAGTACTAGGCGGTAGAGGACTAGAAAATCATCACGGTCTTACTGACATGAAGCACTATGAAATGTATGATAAGTTTGGTATGGCTGATCTCATAGTTGTTGGCGATGCTGAAACATCATTGATTGATGCATTAACAGATGATGCCACAGGTATCTATATGAGCAAACAACAAACTAAAGAAGATTTAGATCGTATTCCTTCACCGTATTGGGATGACTATGACTTAGCCACATACAACACAGCAATTAGTTCAGTGAGTGATAATCTTAGATACATGGGCATAACTGCCAGTAAAGGTTGTGTGCGTAAGTGTACATTCTGTGATGTAGCAAACTTTTGGCCTAAGTATATTTTCAGAGAAGGAACCAATGTTGCTAGAGATATCATACACAGTTACAAGAGTACAGGAATAACAAACTTTTTCTTTACTGATAATCTTATGAACGGATCCGTAACTAACTTTAGAAAAATGAACGAAATGTTAGCAAGGGAAATACCTCGTGAAATAGAGTATCAAGGCTACGCTATATTCCGTCAACAAAAACATCATCCTAAAGAAGACTTTGAACTAGCCGCTAGAGCTGGTAGTAAGCGATGGATAATTGGTGTAGAAAGTGGTAGTGAAAAGATTAGAAATGAAATGCGTAAAAAGTTTAGTAACGAAGATATAATGTACACAGCAAACGAACTATTCCGTAACGATATAGTACAAAGTTGGTTATTTATAGTAGGATACCCAAGTGAAACTGAAGAAGACTTTCAAGAAACTTTAGAGTTGCTTAAACAGTCAAAGCATTTAGGCAAAGATGGTATGTTAAGGATTAACGTTACACCACCTTACATGCACATACCAACAAACAATATTAACACAGATCCAGATTTGCGTACTTACTATGGGTTAACAGATTTAGATTACACCGATGCGTTGACTGTACATTTTTGGAAAAGTGAACTATTTCCAGACAACGACTTCCTTGTCAGAGTAGATAGATGGAGAAGACTAATACAAACAAGTTTAGATCTAGGTTTAACATGGCACGATGAAAGATTAATATCTAAATGGAAAAATGAAATAGATGGATTGGAAAGAGTATATCTAGAAAAATATAAAGGTAAAGATTACATAACACCATATGAAACAAAAGTTATCAATATACATCAAGTTTATCCACAAGACGGATAATTTCAAGTGGCGAGTCGTACCCGACACAGCAACTCTGACTGAACACAATGATTACGTTACAGTTGAAGCCGATATAGACGCTAATGAATTTACGTTTAGTGTTTCGGTTGAACAATGCGAGCAAGGACAAGCATTGATAATTGAAAAGATTTCTGTCAATGACCTCGAACTCACAACTGCCCTAGACAGGATCGGAACATACATAACTAGTAGTAACAAGAGAAAAACTACCTACGGTTATATGGATGAACCTGGAACGTATCAATTTAAAATAAAGAACAATGCTATGTATACACATTTTATGAGTTATTTACTAGGGGAAGTTGTCAAGTGATATTATTCTTAGGAGACACTAGCGGAGAGTTTGCTCATAGAGTAAAGGAAAAATATCCCAATGCTATACTTGTTACCGACGAGTCGATGCCGGTAGACGATAACAATGTGGTATACACATCACAGGAAGATGTTTCACTAGAAAACTTTATCAAATTATGTCAACGATCTAACAAAGTACATTGTGATGTAACAGCCAGTCCAATGATCAAAGAGTTTTATAAATTATTTTTTGATACTAACGAAGATTCAATACTAGACAGTTGTATATTGGAGGATGCAAGGAAAACAGACGAAACACAGATATGGGCTTTAGGTTGTAGTTATACTTCGGCTGTTGGTGTAGAGCAAGATCAAAGATGGGCCAATCGACTAGCACAAAAATTAAATCGTAATGTTTCAGTGTTGGCCGCACCCAGAGCAAGTATACCATGGGCAGGTGATCAGTTATTGAGAAGTGACATTAGAAAAGGCGATCAAGTTTTTTGGATGCTGACTACGGCACATAGAATAGATTATTTCAGTGAAGACAATCAAGCTATTAAGATTTGGCCTGAAATAGACCCAAAAGAATTAGGTAGAGATGAATATTCTATAATGTCAAAAGTACTTACACATCGATGGAATGTTTATCTGGCAGTAAAGACAATCAAGCAAGCAATTAATTACTGCAACAAGGTAGGAGCAACTATACATATTGCCCAAGCAATGCGTAATGATTTTGAAACTGATAGGACATTAATTAACACGTTAAAACAACATCCGGGTTTTATTGTTGACTTTTCCATGGAGTTGCAATATAATAAATTTATGAAGGACCTAGGTACCGACGGACAACATCCAGGGCCTCTAACACATAATAAGATAGCTGAGGTATTTTACAAGTATGTTTTTTGAAATTAAAAAAAGTTCAGACTCAACATTTAGTAACTCACACAATATAGTAAGAGACATATGGCTTAACTGTGATGATGGTTGGAAGATAACTGACCTTGGTGTTGCTAGAATATATAGTAAAGGTTACGTAGAACATTGTGCTATGGATCAGCAGTTCTTTATAGAGTTGATTAACAGTCCAGAGCCTAAGTTTCGTGGAAACTTTTTAGCTATAATAGTCAATGCCGATGGTGAGATAACTATAACACATGATGTACATAGAGCAACACCAATGGCTGTATCACGCAATCCATGGTTAATAACTAATCTGCTACGTGATTCATTGGAACTTGTTTGGGCTGATAGATATGTCAAAGTTAATCCTGTAGGGTTAATCATTAATGATCTTTATTTTGACCCTTATGGTGATTTTGATTTTGAGCCACAGTCAAGGCAACAGGTAGTACGATGGTTACATAGATATATTGATAGAAAATTCCAACAGTTTTTATCACACCATCATGATCCAATCAAAGTATTCTTGTCGGGAGGGATTGATACTCTGTGTTTGTTTTCTTTCCTTAAACGGCATACTGATAATTTTGAAATAGTAAACTATGAACACGTTGATTTCACTAAGACATACTGTAATAAAAAACATCTAATAGATCAATATTGGGGTTATAAGCAAATACATCTATGGAACAAACCTACAGTGCTATTAACCGGAGCCAACGGTGACGAAAATCTATTACGTAGCCCTGGAACAATAAATCTTCTATTAATGCACTACGGATTAGATATATTTGATCTAATAGGTCCAGAAAATTATCATTACAAGTACCTAACAGCAGATAAGTTAAAACCGTTATATGAAAAACAACGTATGGATCCAGATATGTGGGAATTAACACAGGACTACAAACAGTTGTGTGAGCAAATATTAAATATTAATCTACATGATCATCAACATTGGCATTTTGATAATACCTTGACTTTGACTCCTTTCAAAGATCTTGAATTGTTAAAAAGAATGTTAAAACTGCCACAAGATGATCAACTTGATCAGATAATGAATGCAGGCATCAGCAAAGAATTAATGTCAATGAATGATGAAAGTTTACTTGAAGGATTAAGTAATCGTAAGAATCAAAATACTCAAGGGAACTTATACAAGATCTATGAAAAATATAAAAATAACACCCGAACTAGTTAAACAGTATTGTCAAGCAATCGGTGACAGCAATCCAATACACACAGAAGACAACGAATTAGGAAAAGCCATTGCGCCTGGCATACTTGTTACAGCAATGATATCACGTGACCCGGAACCTTATTGGGCATTAGCAAAACTAAATGTTAAATATGTTGATGCTGTATATGTAGGTGATACTATCACATTAGACGATAAAATTATAAAAGCAAAAGCTAGAATTTGTCAAGCTGAAACTGTTATTAGTGTAGACGGTATTGTTAAACAAACAATAGAAATGACGTTAGTTAAAGTAGCTTAACTGTTAATAAATTCGTTAAGTGCTGGATTAAACGGAGTTGTTATTGTTCTATTAGTAAATTGATTGATGTAATATTTTAATGTTTCGCTAGACCCTGCTTCAGGACTGCTACCATACAATTCCCAAGTTTTTGACAACCCTGCTTGTTTATATTCTTCCTGGCTACCTAGTATAGATAAGTCACCATCCCATCGAGCAGGACTCATATACCAAGGATCTTGTAGTGGTACAGGAGTTACTGTTACGTTATGTTCTTTACCGTACTGCATCAACTCTGGTAGATGACGAGCAGTTAATACACTTAGTGTACACTGTATTTCTATGTAGTCTGCTATGTCTTTAAATCTAATAAAGTTAGTTTCAACTTGATTCCAATTTGATCCGTAGCGTATCCATTCACCTGCTTCTCCAACTGCATCTAGACTAGCTAGTATAGTGATATGAGCCCACTTATTATTTTCAAGTAGCTCTTGGAATCCTGGCTTTGGGCTATGGCAGTTGGAAAACATTTCAATCCTAGTTCTATGTGAAAGTCCACGCTCAACCAATAGTTCTAGGAACTCTACAAACTCTTTAGATATAGTAGGTTCCCCACCCCAAATGTTTATTAGTACTTCTTGGTGTTCATCGTAACTAGCTAAAATATTATCACGTAAGCTGGGCCACGCTTTACTAAATCCAACACTAGGATCTACATAGTTTTCTGGTAGAATTTTTAGTTTACGTTTTTCTTCTTGTATCACACTGCTAAGATTTTCTTCACAACTCCAACAACCTAGATTACATAAGTTACCAAATGCTATCTGGTATCTATTAGGTAGTTTACTGTTAACGTTAAAAGTTTCATTGTCTTTGTTAACTGTTAAACGCATTGACTCACCGGTAGCTGATTCGTGTTGACTACAACGTTGACAGTTTTTTGGTAAAATATCTTTGGAAACATTTTCTCTTAGCTTAGTCATAGTATCGCCCTGCCACCAATCTGTAAAGTTCTTTTCAAACTTTATCACATGTGGTGTTGAACTACAGCAGTCTCTATATTGCCCATCGGGTCTTATAAAAGCCATACTGTGTGGTACTAGACATTGAGATTTTTTTAACATTGTCAAATATTTATAATTTTTTTACTCGCCTGTTGTAAAAAGTTAAATAGTAATGTATAATAAATAGTCAAACAAGGAAAAATATGTCCGTAGATTTTCAAAGATTAGAAGGCTGTCATGTAGTACATAAACCATGGGGAACAGAAACCTGGTTGCAAGGCGGTGATGACGTTTACCCATTTGCACTCAAAGAATTATTGCTTAAATCAGGATTTGTTACGAGCCTACAGGTACATCAATTTAAATCAGAAAGCATACATCTACATATTGGCAACGGTGCATTAGCATATCACCCTGATCCGTTTGATTGTAAACGTTTCTTAGATGGCGGATACACTAAAGAAGAGATTGATAAAATTAAAAGTGAATTAATAATCGAAGAACTAAAACCTGGAGCAGTATTTCATACTCCTCCTGGAACTATACACAGAATGATCGCCCATGACGATTTGCACTATACAGAAGCAAGTACCACTCAATTAGATGACGTAATACGTTTAGAAGATTCAAGCAATAGAGGACATGGGAGGATCGATGCCGAACACGAGTAAACTTACTGTACTAATCTTAGCCGCAGGCTATGGTCGCAGGATGGGACCATTTAGCCGAATGGTTCCAAAAGCACTTGTTCCCTACGACAATAAACCTTTGATCAGCCATATTATGGAGAAGTTTGATCAATATACAAGATTTGTTATAGCTGTTGGGCACATGGGGCAACATGTCAAAGACTATGTTTCAGTGGTACATCAAGATAAGGATATTCAATTCGTTGATATCAAGGACTATGCAGAAGGAAATACTGGGCCTGCAACAACAATACAAGCTTGTGAAAAATATATTAGAGGCGGGTTCATGTGGTTAGCATGTGACACTTTATTTGATTTTGATTATCAAGACAAGCTCGACCATAATTGGATTGGAGTACACCCAGTAGACAGTACCGTCAGTCAAGATTACCATTGGGTTAAACGTGATGGGGATAAGCTAATTGATGTGATAGAGAAAAAACCTAGCCCACATGCTGTAGATGCTTTTGTTGGGTTAATGTACGCTAAAGATGATGAGTATCTGAACAATCTTAAAGAACGTTCGGCAAAACAAACACCCGAAGGCTTCGAAGGTATGGATCTTAAAGTACACTCTATTAGAGAGTGGAAAGACTTTGGTACTTATGAAAAATGGGAAGAACTGTCGTCACACCTAACAGATGTTAGTTTTCCTAAACCTAACGAACTATTTTATTGCGACAACAACAAAATTATTAAATTCTGGACAGAAACTAAACATGCAGAATTGCGTGTGAAACGTGCTCTTTGCAATCCAGAAGCAATGCCCAATAATGTCGAACAATCAGGAAATTTCTTAATACATGATTTCGCTCAAGGCGATATAGTATATAATCAATACACGTTGCCTGTGTTTGATAAGATGTTATCTTGGTGCGAGAACGAGTTATGGAAAGATGCACCAGCAGATATCACTGAACAAGACAAATATGATATATGTCATAAGTTTTATCACGATAAAACAATGGAACGTGTTGATATGTTCCGTACAAAGTATAGTGATTGGAGTGAACCTTGTGTAGTCAACGGAAGAGAAGTAGATACAATTGACGCATATCTAAAAAAGATTGATTGGAAGTGGTTATGTACTGAAACTAGTTGGAAGTTTGTTCACGGTGATTTGCATTTCGATAACACCATATACGAATACCAACCTTTTAGAGGAAGGCCAAGTTCATTAGCTATTGTAAATCAGAAAATATGGGATGAACTTAGAGATAAAGCTGTTTACAAGTTTACAGCCATTGACTGGAGAACAGACTTTGGTGGAACACTATATGGAGATCAATATTATGACCTAGCAAAAATGTTAGGCGGATTATTTCAGAGTTACAAAGACATCAAGAGCGAGTTGTATAGCTACAAAGAAGAAAATGACTACGCAACAATAGAAGTTCCACATATCACTGATGTTGCTCACTATGAAGAAAAACTAAGACTCTGGGTTGAAGCTAATGGACTTAATTGGCGTAAGGTCCAACTGTTAGTACCAATTATCTATTTAAATATGAGCCCATTGCACGAAGCACCGTTTGATAAATTCTTAGTAGCACTTTCACAATACCATTTCTCAAAGGTACTTGATTAATGTATAAAAGATTTATATTAGATGTAGATGGAGTGTTAAACGATGGTATGCTATATTGGGGAGTAGACGGAAAACCATTTAAAGCATTTGGCAACTATGATCACGATGGATTAAAGCTATTAAGAAAACATATTGATATAGAGTTCGTATCGGCTGATAAGCAAGGATGGCCGATAACTGAATCTAGAGTTATTACACACATGAAGTTTCCTTGTAGTTGTGTTAAAGAAGCAGATAGATTAGATTTTGTATTAGCAAAAGGTGATCCTACTGAAACCGTGTTTATGGGTGATGGGCCTTATGATGCTAAAATATTTCCACACGTAGGATTAAGCATTGCACCGGCACAGGCCTGGAGAACAGCAGTAGCCAATGCAACTTACGTAACAGAAAGGGATGGAGGAAAAGGGGCAGTAATGGATGCTTGTGTATATATAATGGATAAGATGGGGATTGAACATGGATTTTAAACTAGGATTTGGCCCAATGAGTCGAGAAGTTATTAGTTCATTAGCAACATATTCTACAGATAAGAACGAACCATTGATGGTAATAGCCAGTCGTAATCAAATTGATGCCGAATCGGGTTATGTAATGACTACTCCTGAACTTCGTGAATTACTTAGCACGCTACCAACAGATAAATTGTGGATATGTCGTGATCATTGTGGTCCATACTTCCTTGATGTTGAGAAAGGTTTGCCTTTGCGTGATGCTGTCGAAGCCAGTAAGAAAACTATTGCTTATGATATAGAACAAGGGTTTGATCTAATACATATTGATACTTCACGTGTAGACGATACGTATGGCATTGCAGAAGAATTATTTGATTTTTCTTATAAGAAGAATCCTAATGTGCGTTTTGAATTTGGTACTGAAGAAAACGTTGGTGTAGCCGCAGGTATAATACAATACAAAAAAGATGTTGCGTTTGCTAAGAATATGCCAAACATATACACAGTGGTAGCACAGACAGGAAGTTTATGTCACGAGGATCATCAAGCTGGTGAATTTAATTATCAAGCCGCTTGTGAACTGGTACAGGTTGCTGTTGAAAATGGTGTTAAGCTGAAAGAACATAACGCAGACTACCTAACAGCCGCAGAAGTTAGAATGAGAAAAGAAGCTGGTGTACATACTTTAAATATAGCACCACAGTTAGGGGTAGCACAGACTAAATTGCTAAGAGTATTAAGTAGTAGACACGCACCAGAGGAATGGCAACAATTTCATGATTTAGTATTAGCAAGTAACAGGTGGTCTAAGTGGACTAGATTAGATGATAGTACGCAAAAAGTTAGTGTAGGTGGCCATTACTGTTTTAACAGCCCAGAGTATCATGCTGTAGTCAATAAGTTACAGAGTCAAGGTATTGATTGGCAACACGAAGTTAATCAAGTAATGTACGATATCTATGACACTTACACAAAGAATTTGAAATGATAGTATTCTTCAATGTAAAAATAACCGACATTAAAATGTCTTATCCGTATGCTGGTACAACCTATGTACGAGCTCCTTGGTTTCCTGTAAGCAATAGATTTGATATTTTTAAATATTGTCTAGCCAGTCGTGCAGTAATGGCACCAGAGGTTGACAAGTTTGTATTTTATATTGATCTAGCTGAATTCAATGATCGTCAACAAGAATTAGAAGAGTATATGTATTCTATATTTCCTAAAGACAAGCTAGATATTAACTGGCATAGGATTGATAGCACACAAAAATGGAGAGATCTTTGTGATGAAAGGTTTAATGATCCAGATCAATTGTTATGGTATGAAGGAAATGACGATCATATTTTTATCGACAGTGATTTAGAAACAGTACGTAGTGCTAAAGAAACATTACTCAATGATACTGATCCATTGGCAGTTATGTATTACAGCCATTGGCCTGAGCAAATGCGTATGAGTCTAAAACTTAACGGTGAGTTAACTGAAGACGGAAACTTTATTAAGTTTCATTGGGACACAGTTGACAGTCTGCTGTTAATGAAAGCAGGTAGGTTTAGAAAGTACTGGTTTGAAACAGACTGCGGAGATGATAATACATACCGTAGTGATACACTAGGTTGGCAATATGGATATAAGATACCAGGCACAGTATATACCCCTACTAGAGAAATAATTAGACACTATGATGGTTACAGCCACGTTGGAGAACAGTTAGGAACCATAGCACCTCCATTGTTTGTACCGCCAGGATTTTTTGAAAAAGATATGAAAGTAAGGATTGGTTACCCAGAGCGTGAGGATGGAGCAACTAATTTCTATTCAGCCGCTGAAAGATTGTACAGTATCGACCCCAATGGTCCTGAGCATCGTTGGTGTATAGAAGATATGCCAATGTTTTGGAACGATCATATATCAGACTTAGATGTTAATCTTGATCAAAACATACATCAATTAAAACAAGCACGTAATCAAGCAATGTTAGCAATGACTCGGATTCCAATGAAGTGTCACGGACACGAGTTTAATTATGAGTGTCACCCAAAAGAATTTTTTAATAATAACTTTATATAGGAACTACAATGGCTACAGGATCAAGTTTTAAACTGCACAAAGAATACAAAAGAAT